TTTATTATAGAGGATTCAGTGAAGAATTTCCTGAATGGTGCTCAGTAAAAGCAACCTATCATGAGAATCCTCGTGTAGCAGACTCAGATATAATAGAAGCAAAGAAAACAATGTCAGCAAATGAGTTTGCCCAAGAGTATATGGCAGACTTTAATGTTTACGAAGGTCAAGTATGGGCATTTAATCATGAAGCATGTCAAGCAGACTTATCTCAAATGGATGTTAAAAATATGGATGTTTTTGCTGGACTTGATGTAGGCTACAAAGACCCTACAGCTTTTTGTGTAATCGCATACGACTGGGATGAAAGAAAATACTTTCTACTAGACGAGTATATGGACTCTGAAAAGACTACAGAACAGCATGCAAGACACATTCAAAAATTAATTCAAAAATGGGACATTGATTATATTTATATTGACTCTGCAGCTCAACAAACAAGATACGACTTTGCACAAAACTATGATATTAGTACTATAAACGCCAAAAAGTCAGTATTAGATGGTATAGGTCATGTAGCAGGCATTGTAGACAATGATGACCTTATAGTAAATCAAACTTGCAAAGAAGCCATATCGTCCCTAGACCAATATCAATGGGACCCAAACCCTAATTTATTAAAAGAGAAACCAAAGCATAACATGGCATCCCATATGGCTGATGCTATGCGATATGCGTTATATACATTTGAAACATCAGCCACAACGTTCTAATAAGACCTGTAAAAAACAGTTCTTGACATTTGCTGTATGTTTTTGGTATAATTCTAATTAAGAGTAGAAATATGAATTTCAAAAGAGATTTAGTTAAATACGTACGAGATAAAGCGAAATCACAATATAATAAGTCAAGTAACTGTTATATTTGTAATTCCACTGAACAGTTAGATTTTCATCACTATCACGGGCTCACAGAACTACTAGAAACTTGGATAAAAAAGAAAAAATTAATTATTAATAACGAACAAGAAATACTAGAGATTCGAGAAGCCTTTATTGATGGACACTACAAAGAACTTTATGAAGATACAGTCACACTCTGCCATAGTCACCATATGAAGTTACACTCAATATATGGTAAAAGACCCAAGTTGATACACGCAGAGAAACAAAAAAGATGGGTCGAGAAACAGAGAGATAAATATGGCATGGTATGATAGATTCTTAGGAAGAGATAGCGAGGAAAAACTAAATCCTTCGCAATACGTTATTTCCAGAAATGAAGGAATGACCGTTGAATCTCGTGAAGTCGTAACTAACTATAGAAATGCATACGAGCAACTAGAAATTGTTAATCGTGCAGTAAACATGATAGTTGACGATGTTGCTGAAATACCTTTTGCAGTTGGAGAAAAAGTACTAGGAGCTACTAATATTGTAAAAAATATTCGTAAGTCTAAAGTTGATTTACTACTAAATAAAGAGCCAAACCCATTTCAAGATGTAAGTTCTTTTAAAAGAAATCTTATAATTGATTTACTAATAGACGGGAACATCTTTATTTACTTTGATGGTGCGCATTTATATCACCTTCCAGCAGATAAAGTTACAATCTATAGTGATGATAAAACTTATATAGAAAAGTTTACATATGATAACTCAATAGATTACAGCCCGAATGAAATTATACACATAAAAGAAAATAGTTTCAATTCAATATACAGAGGGGTACCAAGATTAAAACCAGCTTTCAGAACTATGCAGTTACTAGGAAGCATGAGAGATTTTCAAGACAACTTTTTCAAAAATGGAGCAGTTCCAGGATTAGTCTTAAAATCACCAAACACTCTTTCAGAGAAAATAAAAGAAAGAATGTTACAAGCCTGGGTTGCTAGATACAACCCTAAATCTGGAGGTAGAAGACCTCTATTTTTAGATGGCGGACTTGAAGTAGAAAACTTGACAGAAATTAATTTTAAAGAGTTAGACTTTCAAGAAGGAATCAAGTCAAATGAAAGAATTATACTAGAAGCTATGGGAATACCACCAATTTTATTAGACGGTGGTAATAATGCAAACATTAGACCTAATCATAGACTCTACTACCTAGAAACCGTACTACCTATAGTTAAAAAGGTAAGTTACGCACTAGAAAGATTTTTTGGTTTCTCACTAAATGAAGATGTGACAGGGATTCCTGCTTTACAACCAGAATTGAGAGACCAGGCAGCATACTATGCTACTTTAGTTAACACTGGAATATTAAGTGCTAACGAAGCAAGAGAAGCATTAGGAAAAGAACCTGTAGACGGATTTGATGAGCCAAGAGTACCTGCAAATATAGCAGGCTCAGCCACAAACCCGGAACAAGGCGGTAGACCTCAAGAGGCTGCCCCAAGCGAGGAAGAATAATTATGACAAAAGATATGATGGTAAAGTCTCTTTCTGAGTACTTTAAAAAAGAAGGTGGTACAATGGACTTACCTGCTTATAAAGCAAAAGGGAATGATGTTCCTGTTAAAGATTACTTATTAAGAAGAGCATTTGGTTCTTGGAGCAGAGTACTTAGTGTAGTCTCAAAAAGATATCCAGTAGACGTAGTAGTCACACCAGAAGTAAAAGAAGCACCTGCTGAGAAAAAAGCACCTGCTAAGAAGAAAGTGGAGAAAAAAGATGTCAAGTAAAATTTATCACTGGACTAGCACTTTCAAATCATTAGGTGAAACTGATGATGGCGGTATAGATATTAAAGGTTCTGCAAGTACAAATGGTATTGACAGAGCTGGAGATATTATTGAAAGCGATGCATGGACAAAAGGTGGATTAGAGAACTTCAAAAATAATCCAATCATTTTGTTTAATCACAACTACGACAAACCAATTGGTCGTGCAAAAGATTTAAAAGTTACAGAAAACGGTTTAGAAATATCTGCAAAGATATCAAAAGCTGCTGGAGATGTAACACAATTAATTAAAGACGGTGTCCTTGGAGCTTTTTCTGTCGGTTTCAAAGTCAAGGAAGCCGATTATATGACAGAAACCGATGGATACAAAATAAAGGACGCGGAGCTTTTTGAAGTTTCTGTAGTATCAGTACCTTGCAACCAAGGGGCAACCTTTGGCTTAAGCAAGTCATTTGATAGTATGGAGCAATACAACGAGTATAAGCAAACTTTTTATAAGGCTAACCCAGCAGAAATAGCAGACGCTGTTAATGTTGAGCAGCCAAGAAGGGAGGAATCCCATAACATGGAGACAAATATGTCAAAAGAAAATAAATCTCCTGAAAGCAACTCAGAGTTCAATCTTGAGGCATTCGCAAAGCAAGTAGCTGCAGATACAGCTGCTGAAATTGCAATGAAACAAGCTGAACAAAAAGCTGCTGAACAGAAGGCTGCAGACGAAGCTGCTCAAAAAGCAACTGACGACGCCGAAGTTCAAAAAGCTGCTGAAGTAGCAGATCAGGAAAAAACTAAAACTATAGTTGAAGCAGGTCTATCAGGAGCTGAAAAGCTAATGAATGACGTGGAATCTAGAGTTAATGAGAACTATTCTAACTTAGAATCAGTTGTTAAATCTCTTGAATCTCAATTAGCTGAGAAATCAGAAGAAATCATGAACATCAGAGAGTCTAAAAGACATTTCTCTGACAGAAATGGTCAAGGCGATTGGAAGAAAACTTTTGAGCAAGATATCGTTGACGCAAAATTTGCTGGTCTAGCGACTGGTAAAGGATGGGACAGTGAAGTTGCTAAAGGCGTGATGGAAAAAGTTAACACTCATTCAGGTGTAAATGTTTCATCAGCTGATTTCGAACAAATCGTTTCAACAAACATAGAAAGAGATATTCAAAATGAATTAGTCTTAGCTCCTCTATTTAGAGAAGTACCAATGACTTCTGCAAACATGATTATCCCAATCTTACCAGATAGCGGTTACGCTGAATTTACTTCAGGGTCTGCTGTAGCAAACGACAATTTAGATATGAGGTCTGCTTCTTATGGTGACGATGCTGGGGTATCTATGGCTGAAAGAACTCTTTCAACTAAAAAACTTATCTCTCAATCATTCCTAGGTAATGAAACTGAAGAAGATGCAATCTTACCAATCCTTCCTTTAATTAGAGAATCAATGGTAAGATCACACGCTAGAGCAATTGAAAACTCAATCCTAGCTGGTGATGATGCTGACGGAGTATTCGGTACTAGTGGAGCTTCTTTCGAAGGTTTACTACACTTAGCAAGAAATGACAGTGACTACACACAATCAGGAACTGCTTTTGCAACTGATAAAATTGTAGCAACTGACTTACTTGAAATGAGAAAGAACATGGGTAAATATGGTGTGAACCCAAGTGAAGTAGTATATATTGTTTCACAAAGATCATACTACGAACTATTAGAAGATGCAGAGTTCCAAGACGCTAACCTAGTTGGCGACATGGCTACTAAGCTTTCTGGTGAAATTGGTCAAGTATTCGGTTCAAGAGTACTATTATGTGACGAGTTTGCTACACCAGCAGTTTCTAAGTTCGGAGCTATCGCTGTTAACCCAAGAAACTATGTAATGCCAAGATTAAGAGGCGTTACTGTAGAATCTGACTACGAAGTTATTAATCAAAGAAGAGTCTTAGTGGCTTCTCAGAGATTAGGATTCACTGACTTAATTGACGGTGCAACTTCTAAATGGGCTTGGATGTACAAAGCTAGCTAATATTAGCGCAATACGGTTTCAGGGAGTGTACCTAACACTCCCCCTTTTTTAATTATGGCAGACTTAATAACAGTACAGGAATATAAAAACGCAGAGGGCATGAATGGTCAGAAGGAAGATCAGCGTCTCGATATTATAGTTCCCCAAGTCAGTGACCTAGCAAAAAAGTATTGTGGTACATCATTTATTGATTACTACTCTTCTGCAAAGACAGAGACTTTTAGCATAAAGGATAGAAACACTAGTACTATTATTGTAAGTGAGAGCCCACTCGTATCTGTAGATTCTGTGAAAGAAAGAACACAGTATTCAGAAAGT